AAACGCATAGGACCCTGCGGCGGATGGACAGGCCAGTGTCCCATTTGCGGTCAGTGTGAAGCTCCGGATGTTTCCGTCCGCGACGGCGGGCGTGAATGTCCCGCTTACGTTTGCGGCGGCTGTGGTTCCTGCGGCGAAGCCCTTGGTCAGCGTCGCCGTCGCATCGGCCTTGAGGACCGGAGACGATGCGCCCCCGAGCCAGTCTAGCAGGTTGGTCATGGCGGTTTTAAAACCACCCTCCGTTACCGATGAACCAGTGAAATCTGTTGCTAAAGGAAGCGGCACTTTAGTACCTCCACATAAGAGTTGTATCGTCTACGTTCCACATCAATGTCGTGTCTAGCGCGTTCCACATATAGTCAGCGCTGTCACCGTAGAAAATCTGGACCCACGGGCCTTTTACAGTCCCAACAGCGGCCACACGAACAACAGTAGCGTTTCCGTATAAGGCAGTAGCCGCGAAATTGGACACCCCAGTGTCCCCCAAGCGAATCCAGTTTGTCCCATCGCCGGATGCCTCCACATAATACTTCTCTGCCCACGGCGTGGGTTCCCAGGACAAGAGCATCACGCTCGGGTCGCCGGGTTTCGAACGGGCAATAAGGCCCTTGAGAACAGGCGCAGCCGTCTGATTGGGGAGCTGGCTTACCGGCGTGGGAGGCGCAACCTGGCCGGTTTCTGCGGTGTGAACATTGTCGTCTTCGTTGACGCACTCCAACTCCACTTCCACGGTGGACTTCGGGCGGACGGACAGCACACGCGCTCGCTGGTAGACGGTTTCGGCCCACCCGAACGTGTAGTAGGTCCGCTCGGCATCTGACCCGACGTAGGGCTCGATGTCAGGTGCCTCCGTAAGCTGCACTTGGTATTCCGTTGCGCCGGGAAGGCAGGCGTAGGGCCCATACATGCGACCGTTCTGGGCCCGCAATCCGATGTAGTGGGACTCGCCATCTTCCCAGGTCAGCTGCTCGGATGTCGTAGCTATCAGGTTGTCCGGGTCCCAATCCACCAACTCGCCGCCCTGGCCCCAGGCGGGAACGTCGTGCTGGATGGCCACCAAGTCGCCAAAGGACGGAATGAACCCGTCCATCTCCGTGGAGAACTTGACGAGCTTGCGGCGGTACCTGTTGCTCGCAGCCTGGTAGGTGGCCTCCCGGAAAGCCTGCGGCCTGTTCGTCACGCCGAACAACTCGATCTTTGCAGGCTTCTCGGAGGTGGAATAGAGGACTTTGCCGGTCACACGGCGTTGCGCCCAGACAACAGAGTCGAAATATGTTGCCTCGACGCAGTCCGCGGTGTCTTCCGTGGGCATTAGGTACTGGACCGTCAGCGAATTCTTGATGATGTTGCGCTTGTTGAACAGGGCAACGGGCATTGTCGCCGCCTGGTCGCGGAAGAACCGGAGCACGCCGCCCTGGAGATACGGTTTGGCCCGCCCCGCGGCCAGAATCTTGGTCAACGCTTCCCAGAACGACACAAAGGTATCGAACCGTGCGTCGAAGAAGTCAGCCCGGTTCGCCCACACAGTATCCAGGGCCATGGCCGTGGCCAGGTCGATCTGGGAGTCGGCAAGGCCCATCTCCTTCGCGCAGTAGCAGGCCGCCCAGGCGATGGACCGGGTCTGCGTCGGGGCCGACCACGACGAGCCGTTCCAAACCGGCAACTTGCGGGTGGCAATGACGTTGACCTTGCGAGCCGAAAGGTTTGTGAGCTGGTTGGAGGCCCGCATCCGCATGGCGAGCAACGTGCAGTCGCCGTAGTCTCGGGTGTCCTGGAAGTAGGCCCGCAGGCTGCCCCAAACCAGCTCCTCGCCGTAGCGTGTGGCGTCGTTGTACTCGGTGCTGGTCCTCTTTACCCGCACCTCATACCGGCCGGCGGCAACAGGGTACCTCGCCGAGTACCGCAGCGGGGTGGCGCTCGCCGCCGAGTAGCTGACGTTCCCGAGCGTAAACCAAGATCCGAGGGCGGCCCCGCTATCGTCAATGAGGCGAGCCTCGGCCGTGGCACTGACGGTTATATTGAGAAGGTTGCCCTTGTCGTTCACCCGGTACAGGCCACGGGGGAAAATGTAGTCGATACCAAGGTAGTATGCTTGGGTCTGTGGGGCGGAAGCGGTAAACGGGCCGATGTAGGTGTTATAGGCCATGACCTGGCCCGACACCTCGGTCGCCGTGACGACGTTCCCCGGGAACAGGTCCAGTGCTTCGTGCGGGTTCACGATTTCGTAGGTTATTTCCTCGAAATTGGATACCGGCGTGTCGTCGATGTTGATGGCCTCGATGTCGTAGTAACCCCGGCCGATGCAAAAGAGCTGGTAGAGGTACTGCTCGTTGCCCGCAAATTCCTGGTACGGCTGCGCTGCAAAATCCGGGAACGCCTTGTGTCGCCCGAAGTGCTCGGGTATCGCGCCGTCGAGGCGGGCCTGGTTGCCCTGCGCCTGGAGATTATAGGTAGGGCTTGCCGCCTGGGAGTTCCCGCCGCTCGACTGCATGGACACCGATTGGGCTGGGATGACGGCGTTGACAAGCGCTGTTCCCACCATGGTCACGCCGGCAACGATGCCCGCCTGGATGCCCCCGACGACAGCAGCCGAGGTGCCTGCCGCCAGCATGCTGGCGCCGTAAGCGCTGGCCCACCACTGGCCGGTGACGAAGGCAACGACCATCACCGCGATCATGGCCACGATCCGCAGCGGGTTCGATCCACCACCTCCGCCCTGCGGGATGGCCTCCACGTCAACAAACACGACAACCCTGTCCTCGCCTATGATCGGCATGCCCCAATCCTTCCGCAGGACAGGCTTGCCGTCCACGAGGGCGATGTAGGGACGCTGCCATTTCGGGTCCAGCTCGGCCAGGGATTGGCAAGCGAAAGGCTTGACCTCGCGGTTGTGGGGGCAAAGGGCGTGCTCGAAATAGACAACGTGGCTCATGCTCTGCTCCGATGGCGAAAGAATTCTTTTCGTCCCATGACGTGGGGGTCCCATGTGGCGTCCCGGCTGAACACGACGCCGTTGCCCCGCAGGCAATGGAGCACGCCGCCGCCGTCTGTGTCAATCCAGACTCCGATGTGCATGGGAGCACGGACAAGCACGATGTCGCCGTGGGAGGGGGTGTCCACCTTCAACCATTGGGCGCGCTCCCCGTGGCTGTTCAGGAGCCCGACCAGGCCGCGCACGTCGTCGTAGTCCGGTATGACGACCAGGGGCATCTCGATACCGAAGTGTTTGTGCTGCACCATGCGGGTGAACCCTACGCAGTCATAGGCGTCAGGCCCCTGGCCCCCGACTCCCCATGGTATCCCCAGGTATCGTTCAAACTCGCTCACGAGATCACCAGCCCGGGGAAAACCTCGGCGGTAAACGCCGCCGTGGGAAATTTCCGGTTTTGCCACGTCGGAAACCCAGCGGTGGCCGTGACTTTGAAGGCGTCCATTTCCACCGTCATAATTTTGAGCGTAAGCGGCGGGTTGTTCTGCGGCATCGACAGGTCGGTTGAGAGGAAATGCCGGTACGTCACCTCCAGGAGGTCGGTTGATTCCAGGGCCATCTCAATGCTGCTGCCGATGACCCTGGACACGTTGTCAATCGTTATCTTCATGGACGGAATGCCTGTTGCGTTGACCTCCGGCGGGATGAGGTCGAACGGCATGGCCATGAACTCAACGTAGGTGCTCGGATCGGCGGGCGCGGTCGCCTCCAGCCTGGCGGTGAGAGTGTCGAACCCGCGCACGACCCGAATAGGGTTCGTGAACGCCGGGTGGCGAATCTCCAGGGTGTGGTACTCGACAACGCCGACGGGGGCGGATGCCCGGGCTTCCATGATGGCTTCTGAAAGCGTTGGATCAGGCATACCGCACCTCAAGCGTGGCCGTAACCTTCCAGCGCAGCGTAGCGGTCGGGGTAGCCTGCCAAATGGACGCGAAGCGCGCCTCCGCGGTTTGATTCACGCCCCCGTCTCCGGTTGTCAGCGCGGTCCTGAACCAACGGGACCCACCGGCTGCGCCGTCATCCGAGTCAAACCAAAGTCTGAAGGCGGACATCTCTTCGTCCGAAAAAGCCCACACGACGTTGATCTTGTCGTTTCTCGCATAGAAGGTTCGCCGGGCCCGCGGGGGCCCGGAGGCCATGTCTGTACGAATAGTCGGGTCCACTGGGCTGACCTGATACCCCTCGACGAGCGGATGGGGCAGCGTGTCGATGGACGGGGTCGTCGCGCCCACGAGTATAGGCAGCAGCATAGCCGGCTCCTTATTACGAGTAGGACATTGCCAGGCAAACCTGATTAAGCGCGACGGCCGTTGTGTCGTTGTCGGCCATGCCTCCAGTAATCGCGTAAGCAATGCCGGTTGAGAAGTTGATTCCGACGCTGTTCCCAATTCCGAAATCGACGGACTGACCGGCGGGGATGCCGATGACAAGGACTGGAACGTCCGTACCTACGGTCGGCGCCGATGCCTTGTCGTAGAACTTCAGGAAGGCCGCGCCAGCCTCGGAGTTGAAAGCCCGCCCACCGTAAAGGGTACCGGCAGACGCCTTCAGGGAGGTGGCGTTCGTTGTGGCGGCCGAAACGTGCTTCGCTGCTGTGGCCCCACCCGTGGTCTTGCTGGAAACTCCGACGTTGCCGGAGGCAATGGCGACCTGATTCATGCCTACTGGGTCATACCCCAAGGTGGACCGGCCGCAGGTAATCGTCATCGTGCCGGAGGTGTAGGCGGTGGCCCGGACTCGGATCTTCGCAAACCCCGACACGCCGAACTCCCAGGCCCGGGCGGTGCTGGAAAGCGTACCGGAGGCCGTGGCGAATATGGCCTCGTCCGTCTGGACGCCCATGACGGCGAACCAGTTCGTTCCGTCGATGGTGGCCTCAAAGGCGATGGCGACAGAGCCGTAGGTCCCGGTTGCGGAGATGACGGCGGTAATGGCATCGACAACGTCGAACTCGACTGTCTGGCCATTGGCAGTGATCTGCCCAGTCAGGACGGCCAGGGGGTTTACGTTTGCGACGGCCTGGATGTTCTCCGTGTCGGCCCCGTCCACGCGCTGAAAGGTCATAACCTTGGCGCTACCCAAAGAAATCGGGAGGGCAATGTTGCTCATCAGTAGGCTCCTAAAGCTCGGTTAAGATTATACGCCTTCTCTGCGGAGGCCGGGACAACGCCCTGGCCGGTCGTAAAATCGGCGGCGATGGAGGACTTCACCTTTTCAACCAGAATGTCGATGATTGTCACC